AAGCTTAACCAAAAAAATCAAATAAGCTTTTAAAAAAGCTTAACCAAAAAAATCAAATAAGCTTTTAAAAAAGCTTAACCAAAAAAATCAAATAAGCTTTTAAAAAAGCTTAACCAAAAAAATCAAAAAAGATACTTTCCCCCTTATTTTTGGTTAAGATCCTTCTAAAAGCTTATTAATATTTTCGTCTACTTTATTATTACCATACCACAAGTAGTATGATAAAGTATTTTTATCACTTGGTGGGCTAGTGTGAGAAAAGATATGTTTAAATTTGATACTGAAACTAAGGTCACCTTGACGAGCTGAAGCTCCGCTTCGGAGAAGGTCATCGCGATATCTTAAAATTTCTTGAATTAGTTCTTTATTTTTAACATTTTGACCTTTTGCATTTTTCCAATTATTTAAAAGCCAATTTTTAGACCATTTTTCTATACAATTAATAGAGTACATACTATCAGTGCAAATGATAATATGTTGATTTTGAAATAATGTTTTATTTTCGTATATATTTTTAAAAATATGCAGGATACCTGATAATTCTGCTCGATTATTTGTAGGTTCTTCTATAAGACGCTGTGATGTATTGAATTGGAAAAAAGGTGAATCTTGGTTTTCGGTAAACAATACAGAATATGCTGCTTTAGAATTTTGATTACCATTTCGTTTACAGCCACCATCTGTAAAAATATAAAGTGTATCTTGTTGAAAATTCATTTGATTTTGTTTTTGTAAATCAGACAAAATACATTTTTTTGTGTTTTCTGATAATTTTGGTAATAAATCTACGAGTAGTATATTATAAGCTTCAAGTTCCATATATATATACTATTGCATCTAAATGTTCAATTTTTTTTATTTATGAATATAAAATGTCGAATAAAGATATAATAAATTATATAGATAACATCTATGTTATTAATATGGATAAATCAAAAGATAGAATGGTTAAAATGATATCTCAACAATCCAAGATTGGTATGGATATTACTCGTGTGTCAGCTATTGTTGGAAAAGATTTAACTACTGAGGAAATAAAAAAACAAACTACTACATTTTGTCGATATTTTTGTACACGTACAATGATAGCGATATTTCTTTCTCATAAAGCATCATGGCAAAAAATGCTAGATAATGGTGATAAATATGCGATTATTATGGAAGATGATTGTGAATTACATAATAATTTTGGTAAAGAAGTTTCTAAAACAATAAATGAATTAAGAGTTATTGATCCACAATGGGATTTTTTATACATTGGTTATATGGGAGCATGTGACCCAAATCAAGATTATAATCTCATCGCAAAAGTACAAAAGGTATTTACAAATAATATAAAATCAAATGTATCAAATAATAAATATTCATTTGTACCAGAATCACCTTTTGGATTTCATTGTTACGCAATTTCGCGTAAATGTGCGCAAAAAATGGTTCGATTGATGGATAAGGCGTCATATCATGTGGATGTTGCTTTTTTAAATTATTCTAAATATTTTAGTATTTATGCAAATACATATCCATTAGCATATCAATATTCTACTCCAGAGAATTCTTCTCAGACTCAAAATTTTCCAATAATATTAAATGATTATTTTAATAAAATAAAATGTGATAAAGGTGTGACGTATGGGTATTATTTTTCAGCACCAGTGCTTGCAATTTATAAATATAATGTAAATACATATTTATTAATTTTATTAGCGTTAATGTTGGCTACACCTACGGATTACCAAAAAACAGTTTTTATAATAGTATATGGATATTTAATACTAGAATTGGCAACTGATAAACAAAATTATGAATATATAGTTTTTTGGTTATTATGTGTTTACATAATTAGTACAGCAAAGATTTTAATAATATATTAATTTTTTATCTAACAAATTTTGTACCGTTAAATATATAATCTAAACGATTTTGGTTTATAGATGCTTGAGAACAACTTTTATCTTTTTGAACAAGACGAGTGGATGCTAATGTATTTTCTTGAAAGTTTTGCAAGTCGTTAATATCTGCAAAATCTTCTTTTTTGGTTGTAATAGTATTTAATATAAAGTAAAGTATAAATAAAACAGCAACTAGCATTAATAAATCAGTAATTGTGACCGGTGCCATTTAATTAATATATAATATATATAATTAAAAAATTTTTTTCTAAAAATTATATATATAAATAAATGAAAAGCTTGAAAAAAACGAAAACTCAAAATAAATCTATAAGGAAAAAAAAATCGCTAGTTAGAATACCCATAACAACAAAGGGTGGGTTATTTGGTTATCACGTTGATATGCCTTTAGATACAAGGAGATCTTTATTAAAAAAAATTTTAAGAACAGGTTTGGCAACATATTCTGAAGTAGTAAAAAGATTAAATGTATTATCTATTTATAATAAAAATAGACATCCAGAAATATCTAAACGAGTTATTAGAGATATGCGTTATATCCAAAAAACACAATCAACTAAACGTAGGTCAACTAAACGTAGGTCAACTAAACGTAGGTCAACTAAGCGGTTGTAATTGGTTTACGAATTTTATGAAAAAATTTCTTATCATCGAGCCATTTTTGTAATAGTTCTAGTATTGTACGTTTATCTTGTCGAGATAGTGGTGATTGTATATTTTTTTGTATAATATTTAACATTTTATTTAATTGTATTTTTTTACAATTTTGTTTTTCGCATACATTTTGTAAATGTCGTGATAGAAAAGTATGTTTATCTACTACCATTTCTAATTCTTTAGGTAATTGTGTTCTTAAAAATATTGTTTGTACATTAATTCTTTTTTTAATACCTATGGTTTGATAATGATTATTATCGTAATGTAAAATAATAATTTTTTGTTGTAAATCTTCAGGGTTACTTAGGTCTGTTATAGTATAATCATCGTTAAAAATAATTATATCAATTTTGATAGCTTTTGATATTAATGATAAGGTGATATAGTCACCTTGAAAATGGAATCCTGTTCGTTTTATTTGTTTTATAAAATCGCTTTTATTTTTAATTTGAAAGGGGTCCCAATCTCCTATAAATTCACCATGTTGTTTTTCGATTCTGTAATTTTGTATAATATTAAAAAATTCTGGGTTTTCAATTCTAGTGATATACTTTGCTATAATATTCCTCAAATGACGATGATTAGTTTTGTATCCACTATTTGTTAAAGCAGTTTCAATTGATCTAAATTGACAATTACCATCACTTAGACAATTTTTAATAACAAAATTATCAGACATTAATTTTGTTTTCCATTCTTTTGATATATCTTGCCAAATATATGAAATTTTTTTAGGATTTATATTTCTATCTTCTGTATGTAAGAGATCTTCCAAGTTGTCTTCATTTTCTTCTTTGTTTTTTTTGATATCTTTGTCACTTTTGTCACTTTGAGAACTTTGGGAACTTTTGGGACTTTTCGAACTTTTGGAACTTTTGGGACTTTTGGAACTTTTGGGACTTTTGGAACTTTTGGGAGAATGTTTTTTCTTGGGAGAATGTTTTTTTTTGGGAGAATGTTTTTTTGAAAGAGAGGATAATGAACTTTCAGTGAAATCATTGTGTTTTCGAAAATCATTTAAAATAGATTTATACATATCTATTATTAAATAATAAATAAATTTTAATAAAAATAATTACAAATCGTCTTCGTTTTCTTCATTTTCTATATTATATATAGTAACATTGAATCCAAAATTAATACGTGCATTGATGACTTTTTCATGTTCATTTCCGTATTTTGTTTTCATTGCTCTTTTGAAATCTTTCATATCTGGTATTCTTGAATTTGGATAGTTATTAGACCACCAACTAGAAAAGTGACTATAAATTGTTTTAGTTGATTCGAAATTGGTTTGTGATTCTTCTATAATTTGATCAAAGAATTCGTTAAATTTATCATTGTCGACCTTGTATTTTGCGGTGGCTTTTGTAACTTCATCTGGTTCATTCATACCTTGTGTTAAGAAAAGTTTATACCAATGGATTAAAATGCTCATAAAATATGGTCTCCAATTTTGAATTTTGTATTTGATAGTTGGGTCTATTTTAAATTCGTTAGCTTTAATAGGATTTTCGCAAAATCGTGAGGTAAAATCAATAACCCTGATTCTTCGCCACGTCCCCCCGTCGCAACTAGTGACTGCTGGGAGGTCATTGCAGCACATAATCATAGTTCCTTGTAGTTTAAATGTGATAGGTGCTTTGAATAATTCTCTTGCGATAATAGTATCACCTCCGGTATATTGTTTAAGTATACCAGTGCGTAATTTATCATCGTGTTCTGGTTCTTGAAAAGTAAAAAGTCGTTTTCCTCGTAATCGAACAACGTCGGGAGATGCATTACTAGCATTTGCTCGTTTATTTGTTAAGAGTGAGACGTCGACTGATGTGATATAATCTCCTAATGTGTATTCTAGAAAATTAACAAGTGTGGATTTTCCGTTTGCACCAGAAAGACCTGTCCATATATAAAATCTTTCATCTGGTATTCCTATTAAGGCTTTACCCAATACTTTAAGAGTATATTCTAATACACGTTTATTTGGAATGATTTTTTGAAGAAATTCGTAAATTTCTTTTGTTTCTTTAGCATCAGGGTCATAATCAACAAAATCATATCCTGTAGAAAATGTGATATAATCAGTTTCACGTCCTGTTCTAAATTCATGTTTTTTGAAATCGTATACGCCATTTTTAAAGCCTACTAAATATGTTGTGGAATCTAAATTTTGATAAAAATCTGTATCGTATGTTTTGAAAAGATATACGATTTGAGAAATGATATTGTTTTTAAAACTTACATTTTCTAATTTGGTTATAATATTGTCTACCATTTGATTACGCATATTTGCATCTATTTTTTCAGTATTAACTAAAAAATCTTGTAAATTTTTGGTTTGTACAGATGTGTCGCTAATTTTGATAGCTCTATAATATTTAGGTATTTCTTCGGAGATAAGAATATTCATTAGGTGACTTCTGCGCCATCGAACTCCTTCAAATTCGTACCACTCTGTATTTTTAATATCATCAACTCTAAATCTGTTTTTATAAATTTGAAAGACAGCTTTTGCTATAGCATAGTGAGAACCAGATAAACTTTCTTCTAAAACTGTTCTGATCTCATCTGAAAGTACGATTTCAGATTTCCAATATTTTGTAGTCATACTAAGATATATTTGTGGATAATCTGTTTCAAATGTGTTTGGTAATTGTATTTGTTTTTCTGGAAATGTTCGTCGTCTACATTCTTCATCGTGGCATTTTACATAAACTCCATTGATATTAATTTCAAGATAAATAGGACTTCCTTCTCTTTCGTGATGTCTATCTTTAAATGGACAATGTTTGTGATTTATAGAAATATAATAACAAAAAATCCCCATTGTATTTTGTTTTGCGTAAATTCTTTGAATACCGAGATCAAAATTTTGAAGAAGATTATTTGTTAATTTTAAATTTTGCAATAAATGTACTAATTCATTTTGTATTTCAATACTAATGTTTTTACTAATTTGAGTTTTTTGGTTATTTGTATTTTCTTTTATAAATTCTTTTGTCATTTCATTTTTTAATTGTGTAAGCTCAATTGATGTTTTTCTTTTTACTATTGTTTTTTGAAAATCTTCAAATGTAGTTTCATGTAATTCTGTAAATGTATGGGAGTTTATATCATAAATTTTATAAAAATTATTTTCTGTTTTATCTAGTTTTTTGGATCCAAGTAAGCGTAATCCGGTTCTATATACAGATATGTCTATGCAATGTTGTAGATTAGATGTTTTTTTAATTTGCGAAATTAATTTATTTCCAAGTTGATTATTTACTATTAAATTGTAAAAATTAATGTGATAATTACATCCGTTTGGTGTGAGACGTTTTGAAACAATGTATTCGGTTAGTGTTGGGTCATCTATAAAATGATCTAGAATTGTAGTTTTAGTTGTTTGGATAACTTCAGAAACATCATCGTCTGTCAAATTATAATTGTATTTTTTTGGTACATCTAGATCTATAAAAAAAGCAAATTTCGAATCTGTTACTTTTTCAATCAAGTAAAGATCAGATATATTATCTTTATCTGATATTACTTTATAATATTCATTGTAAAATTCGTCAAATTTATTATCTGGTACATTGTATTTTCCATTATTAAAAGACAAATGTGTTTGTTTGTTTTCAGTATTTTTTGTAAATTGTAAAATATATTTTGAAAAAGAATATGACATTTGTTGAACTAAGTGGTTATTTTAAATGACTAAATTATTTCAATTTTTTTATCAAAAAATTTTTTTATATGAATAACATATAAAATGAATCTTATTCATATAGTAGATAACTTAAATGACGAAGAATATATATATAGTAATGGTTTGACTATATCATTAGAACAAGCAGCTATATCTTTAGTATATAAATTAAAGGATACAAAATGGTCGTTATTACAAAATGTAGAATATAATATATGTGAAGATAAATGTGAAATATTTATTAATGAACAAATTATAGAACGAGGTTGGGTTTGGAATTCTAAAAATATGACTAAAAAAATACTTTATAAATTATCGTATATATCCCTTTTTAGTGTAGAAGAAAAACCAAAGCAAATAGAACAAAGTGTACAAACTGAAGAAATTGTCGACAATTACATTGATTACACTAATTGCGACAATTACATTGATTACACTAATTGCGACAATTACGTAGATTACAGTGCAGATTACAGTGATTATATTAATTACACGGATTACGTTGATTACACTAATTACGAAGATGTAGTTAGACAGCAAACTGAAAATTTATACATTAAGAATACGAATGTAGATATATATAATGACGGTGGTTTTTTTAATGTTGGTGATTACAAAATAGATTTAGGACTGGGGTATTCTAATAATCCATTTGATCCAGTTAATAACTTGTCATCAAAAACAAATATATGGTCGGACCCTAATCATAAATATGCAATTAATTATACAGTCCCATTAGATGACACATTACTGATGGAAGACCCTGAGAAACGTATTATAAGTGATTTAAATATAGAGATTAAAAGAAGATTAGCTCTTCCAAACTTTGGATTACGGCGTTTTAAACAAGATTAAAGTAATATAAAAATAAAAAAATATTTGGTTTGTTTTTATTTTAGTTTTTTTTTCCTATCTAATGTTAGAGATTAAATGTCACCAAGTCTTCTTCAATTGCAGGCTCTTGGTTCTGAGGATGTTTATTTGACAAAAGATCCTCAGATAAATATATTTAAATACAATTATTATAGGTATGTGAATTTTGCAACAGAAACTGTAAAATTAGAAACGAATATAGTTTCGAACTTTGGTAAAAAAATGACATGTGAAATATCTAGACGTGGTCATTTATTATCTAAATTGCATTTGCATATTAAGTTACCACAACTTGTTAAGAAAGATGGTTCTTATGCTTGTTGGAGTGATACGATAGGTTATTCGATTTTTAGTGAACCTATAGAATTAATGATAGGTGGTATTGTAGTAGATAGATTATATCCTCAATTTTTAAATGCGTGGGATGAATTAACAACTTCTGATAAAAGATTAGGTAAAAATTTAATGTTATTAAAATCAGATGTATATAGTGCAAATTTTGACAATGCTACAAAACCTTATGATTTAATTATACCTTTAGACTTTTGGTTTACAAAAGATTATAATTTAGCTTTACCGTTATTGAGTATGCATCATCAAAGTATTAAAATTAATTTTAGATTAAGGCCTTTTGAAGAATGTATAAATTATGATGGAACTTTAGAACCAGATTATGTTCCTATTGTGACATCGAGTATTTATGCAGAGTATGTATATTTGGATGAAGTGATTTTACAACAGTTTAAATCTCAAAAACATACATATTTAATTCAGCAAGTTCAATATAATGAAGATGAAGTTATACCAGCCGGTACATCTTTTTACAATACTCGTATTAAATTAACTAATCCGTGTAAAGAACTTGTATTTTTTGCAGTAGAAAAACCAAATATTGCAAATAATAATCATTTTGTGTATTCGAAATCTGTTGATGATAGTCCATTAATTTTAGCTGCGTCTTTATTATTGGATGGTAAATTGAGATTTGACAATTTGCCTGAATTTTACTATCGTGTGATTTTTCCTCAAAATATACATTCGGTGATACCTTTGAAATATATTTACACAATGCCATTTAGTATACGTCCGGAGGATAATCAACCTACAGGTTCATTAAATTTATCTAGGTTTAATGATATAACTTTAGCTTTAACAACAGCAGATACGGTAGAAATGAATTTGTATGTTTTTGGAATATCTTATAATATTGTCACTGTAGAAAATGGTATGTTAACAATGGAATTTTTAATTTAATTGGGTTTATTTATATTTTGATTTTGCTAAAAGTAAAGATTTATTTATATTTTGATTAATTTTGTATTTGTGGTAGTAACTTGTCCTGGTACATTTGTTAATTTTACATTTTTAACAGTTGTATAGATTACGTTGTATTTATTAGGCAAGTTTGATTTAAGCTTTAGCTGCTGGAATATTATTGCAATTTGATTTAAATATCTTTTAGGAATTTTATCTCCTCCGTTTTTAAGAATAATATGTGGTCCACTCATATTATTTAAATGAAACCAAGTATCATTTTGATCAGAATCTTTAATAATTTGATCGTTTTCATATTTGTTAGTTCCTATTAAAACTGTATAAGTTTTATTATTTTCTTCTATGAATAATTCTATAGATTTCATTAATAAAAACTAAATTGTAATTATTATTCATTTTGATATTATAATTATTAATTTTATTTAAAAGTATTTGTAATTTATTAATAATAAATGTCATTAGTTGGGAAAAAGTTATTAAACAGTGTTTTTGAACAAGATCCTAATCATGATTGGATTAAAATAAATAATGTTGCGGTAGGAGAATCTAAAATGTATAGTTACAACGAATATAATAGTAAAGATATTGGGGGGTTATTAAATAGGTTAAAGGGGGATAATAACATTACATGTGTAGTATATAATTGGAATACTGGAGTTGCATATGCAAAAACTGGTTTTAATTTATCTAATTCTGGTGATTATAAAACTGCGTCTGGTTATACAACTTTTATTTTAAAAAGTAAGATTTCTCAGTTTTATAAAACACCAACACCATCTAAGCCACCATCTAAGCCACCATCTAAGACAGCTAAAGAATTTGTTTCATGGAATGCTACAACTGGGAGCTTTATGTGTAATGGTGTTAAATTTGTACCTGTAGGTTTTAATGCTTATTGGTTAGGTTATACAGAGGCTTATGATTATCCAATGCAAGATCAGGTTATTGAAATATTTACAGTGGCGCAAAAGATGGCAGCTACAGTAGTTCGTTGTCATACTATGGGTATATCTTCTGGTAGTGAAAAATCATTAAGACCAAGAGATAATACATTAAACAATAATGCATGGAAGGCTATTGATTTTGCATTTTACACTGCTAAACAAAAAGGGATTCGAATAATTGCTCCATTGGTTGATTGTTATAGTTGGTACAATGGGTCTTATAAACATTTTACGGATACAAGAGGTATTAACAAGAATGATTTTTGGACTAATATGGATGTTAGAAATGATTTCAAAAAATTTATAAATGATTGGTTGAATCATACTAACAGTTATACGGGAATAAAGATAAAAGATGATCCGACATTATTTATGATAGAAACAGGTAATGAGTTTAATATAAGACCAGATGCGGGTAGTACTACATTTCCGACAGAAGAATGGACGCGTGATATTATCAATTACATTAAATCGATTGATTCTAATCATTTAATAATGGATGGTACGGATGAACCTTTAGGTAAAGCAAATAATTTTAGTATATCTACAGTGGATTGTTTTACTGGGCATTTTTATTGGAATGAAGTTGAGAGATTAGATTATGGTGCTAATAATGCAAAACGGGTTGGTAAAGCATATATTGTTGGAGAGGTAGATTCAGGGTTTGGTGTTGATTGGTTTAGACAACTTGAATCCAGGCCAAATGTAACTGGATCTTTGTTTTGGCATTTGTACCCGCACCAATATGGTCTTGCGGGTGGTCAAAAGATTAATCATACGGATGGATTTACACTTTGGTTTCCAGAAGACAAAAACAAATTGATATTGTGGTCTAATCATTTTAGAAGAATGCGAAAGTTACCAGAGATATCACAATTATAAGTTAAAATTTAAATAAACTGTTTAAAAAAGTTTATTTGAATAAATATATATATAGCTCACGTACTTCTGATATTTTGTGCAAATTTTACAGTTTCCATAGTTTGATCACAATAATTTTGTTCTTGTCGGATACAACAAATTGTGACAAATTTAGTTGGTTTCCAATCGTCGGATTCTTTTTGTTTAAGATTAAGATTATTTAGGAAATTTAGGATAGGTATAGTTAATGCATTATTTGAACTACTAATATTTGTCATTTCATCTTCAGGTTTTACAAAATAATTAGCAATTTTATAAACTACATTGTATCTTTCATCTATTTTTTGTCTAGGTGTTTCTATTCGTTTATCATTTTTGAGATTAAAGTAATAAATTAAATGATTAATAGTTTCGTTAATATAGAATGATTCGTTAATAATTTGATAAATTTGCTTAGGTGTATAAGTTTCAACAAGTTCTTCTTTTATAGAATTGGTTATATTTACTTCACCTCCAACTGGAGGTGGTGCCATAACACTTGCTAATGTGGTTTTTGTATTATCAATAAATGTATTGAATATATCTAGAGGAGATTCTCTACCAGCCATATCAACTATAGTTAAATAACCAGATTTCCCATTAGTGAATATTATTTCAAATACATAATATAAATGAGATCTGCTTGATTGTGTATTATTAGGAGTTTGTTTAATTCTGCCGTGTTTTTGTCTATATGAGTCTACTATATCTGTAAAAGCTGATAAATCTTCTACTTTCATAGAATTAACATCTATATATCCTGGAATAACTTGTTTAAATTCTTCATTTTCATCTTTTGAAAAGGATGTCATTTGTGGAACTTTATTTATTAAATTATGAATATGTCCTGTAACTTCACGATAATTAAAATTAATTTTATAGTAATATTGTTCAAACAAATATTTAATTTTGATCCTTGATACATTTTGTAAATTACTTAATCCGTAATGTAATAGACCAGGTGCTCCTTTAGAACCTAATAAAGTCGTTGTATTATGTGTAACTGTAAAATTACCTAATAAATAATGATGATTACCATCTATCTCAAATCCATAATACTCGTCTTCTGGTAATTCTTTTATTTTTATACCTGATACTAATACATCTTTAATTTGTCTTCTTGGTTCAGCTTGTTTTCTTTTACATAACGTAGGTATTTTTTCTATACCTTCACCTGTAATACTTATTCTCCAAGCTTCACCATACTTTTTTTTACCTAGATATGTCCAATTTGTTTGTTTTTTATTTTTATAACAAGCAAAACCTAAAGAACGACATAAATAAATAACATCATCCATAATTTGTTCATGTTCTAAAGATTGACTGAACTCAAATGTTTTCTTTTTTCTATCATAACTCCCATCTGCATCTAAAATACCAGCTAATAATTTTAACCTATTTTCTCTAGAATTACATTTATAAATATGAGGAATATGTTTATTATTAATTAAATCATATTTTTTAAGAATATTCAAGAAATAATTATTACCACCTTTACATCCATTTGATTTTTCGCCATTTATTCTATAAGTCATATTATTAGTACCTTGATTACTTTTATATTGTAAATAACATTTATATTGTTGTAAATTTTCTTTAAAATATTTTATAATTGTAGAGTCTTGATTAGTTATTTCCGGTTGACTGGAAGTACCATCGCCCAACCAAAAACCAATCATATAAGGATCTATTTCAAGATCTATGTGAGGAAATTCAACTGGTACTTTATATCCTTTAAGAAAATCTTTAAAATGATTAGAAAGAGATAAATATCGTTTTATTGGTATATCAATATATAAATCATCTTTTACTTTTTCTGTAAATTCTTTTGCTTCTTGATATACTTCATCTTTATTTTTATTTTTATAACTAAATGTTTTACTGTTAAATCCAATTTTTTCTTTATTAAACCAGTTTAAAATAAAAGACTGTCTGTTTGGTCTATCTCTTAATTGTTTTCTACCTGTATATTTAAGAGAAAGAATATGTTCAGAATTTACAATATAACTTTCTCCTTTAATATTTGTCACTTCATACATAATGTCTCTTCCTCTAGCTAAACTAAATACACGACGCGCTGTAGAATCATCTCCCATTAAAAGATCTCCCACTTGGATATCTTGAACTTTTTTAATTGTCCCGTCGTACATTATTATTGGTGTATCTGCACCGTGACATTTGCCACTACCACTTAATCCATAACCAAATAGGACTACACTATAACCATCTTGAATTTGGTTAAATACACTGTATAGTCCAGGACTTACAGAATCTGATGAATCTACTAAATTATCAAGATCAACTTTTAATCCAGATGAAGGGTGTCCCATTTGTCCAGTATATAAATCTAAATTTGTATATTTCTCATCAAAAATACCATAAAATTCACCAAAGGTAAGCGGATCCTTAAATTTAGTATTAGGTGATTCTGAACAATCTACTGTTAATGATTTTGTTCGTTTATTTTCAACTGTTTTTAAAAAAACGGTTGGTGATTGTTGTTCTCCTCCTATTAATGGTTTAATACGGATATAAACTCGAACTGCTCCTGATAAATCTTCATAAATATTTGTGAGTTTACGATCTTGTCGCCTATAGTTGGATTTATTTACATTCCAGTATTCTAATAAATTACTAAGATCTTTACAAAATTCGGAAGGTACTTGGTCTCTATTTGTTTTATTTTTTAAATATTGAAAGTTTGGACTATTAATGTAGTCTGACAAGTTTAAGAATTTGATATGATTTGTAATTTCTGTTTTTACAGTTTCGAAATCTTTACGGATGGTATTTCTTAGAGCCTCACTTAATTTTGAAAAAACGTCTAAATTATTTGTTATAATATCATCTAAACGTTTAATAATCTCTTGCTTTCTATAAAAAATGTTATTTAAGGCTACAAAGTTTGTAAGAATACTTTCACAATTATCATAATCTACAACACTTTCTATTTTAGTTCTATCATTTTGAGCTAACAAAGAACGCACTTCTTCTAATTCTTTTTGAAGATCAGGTATACTTTTATTTGCTTCTCGTAAACTGTCAAGTTCGGTCTGTAATTCTATAGTTGATTGTTCCATATCAGATTGGCGTGATTGTAATTCATCTTTTTCTGCTGTTATACGTTTGATTTCTTCTTCTCTTTCTGCCAATTTAATTAATTGATCATTGATAGTTTGTTTTAATGCAATTTCAATATCTACTATATTTTGTTTTAATTGTTTAATTTCCATATTATCAATATTAGATTGGTTAGATTGTTGTTCTAAAACTGCTTTTAAAGATTCTTGTCCACTTTGTAAATCTGTTAATAAACGACGCTTATATTCATTTACATCTACTGTTGATTTTTCTAACCATTCATTCCATCGTTGATTGTATTCATTTATTTTGTCAATTATTTGTTGTTTTTCGCTAAGAATTTTTTCTTTACATCTTTCTCTAAATCCTATTAATAAGTTTTCTTGAAGCTGCGAACGTTTTAGTTCTTCTTTTGTATTGCTTAATTCTGATTTAATTTCTTGTATAGCTAATGATAAACTCTCTATTTCTTGACGTTTAGTTTCAATTTGTGTATTATAATCAGAAACATTTTCTTTACTTGATTCTAAGGCTTGTAAATTACGTCTTTCATTTTCTAATAATTCGTTTAATTTTTCTTGCAATTGAGTACGTTCCGCTTTATCTTGTTGATGAATGTTTTCTAAATCTTGTATTTGCAAATCTTTAGATTGGATAAAGTTTTGGATTTCTTGTTTGTATTGGTTAATACCTTCTACAATAGCATCTTTTTGATCTATAATTTGACGTTTGCAAGTTTCTAATTCTTGCTGTGCTGTATTATATTGTTCTGTTATTTTAGCTATTCTTTCTTCATATTCGTTTTTAATCAAGAGTATTTGGTTACTATTACTATCGTATAGTATTTTATATTCGTCTTTCAATTTTTGATTATCATCGTTTAATTCTTCTATTCTTTTTTTCAAATCATTTTCTATTTTTCGTTGTTCTGGTTTTTCAATTGTTTCTGATTTACTTTCAAATAATTTTATCAAGTTTGGTTTATCTTCTTTATTAAAACCAGATACTATTGGAATAGCTTTTAGAATATCAGAAACGTTTTCATTTGTAAGCTTTCCTAAATCAATTGGATTTATTAATTTACATAAATATCCACTGGAATTTATATAACCAATAACTAATTTATTATCGCTAATTATAAAGGCTAAAGCACGCGTCTGTTTGAATTTAAAAGGTGTAAAGATTACTTTGGGATAGTTTTTTTTGATGTAATCAACTAAATTATCCATATCTATTTATATTTTATTTAGAAATTAATTTTCTAAATAAAAAATTTATAGATGATTAGTGTATATTTATTTATTTTCATTTTGTGATGTACCTGTATCTAGAAAACCTATAATATTATCATTTGTATCAAACAGTATTTGAAGTTTATCCGTTTGTACATCAATATGATTATATTTTTGTTCAATAATATCTTCTTTTAACATTTGTTTACATAATTTGTATTGAGAGTCCCATACTAAACCATAATGTGTACAAGGTAAACAACGTTTATCATTAACATCAAATTGCTCTCCATCTAAACATCTTATTTGTTCAGCTATTTCTTTAGGTTTTACTTCTGGTGCTTTTTCAAGTTCTTCTTTTAAATCAATATAATCATCTTCTTTTATAGTAGTAACGCTAGGTAATGTCTGTGTGATTTCTTCAGGAATTTCTTCAGGAATTTCTTCAGGAATTTCTTCAGAAATTTCTTCAGGAATTTCTTCAGGAATTTCTTCAGGAATTTCTTCAGTGATTTCTTCAGGAATTTCTTCTTCTTCTGTAACTTCAGGGATTTCTTCAGGAATTTCTTCTTCTTCTGTAACTTCAGGAATTTCTTCTTCTTCTGTAACTTCAGGAATTTCTTCAGGGATTTCTTCAGGGATTTCTTCAGGGATTTCTTCAGGGATTTCTTCAGGGATTTCTTCAGGAATTTCTTCAGTAATAGTTTCAGGAATTTCTTCTTCTTCTTCAGTAACTTTAGGTTCAGTAATAGTTTCAGAAATTTCTTCTTCTTCTTCAGTAACTTCAGGTTCAGTAATAGTTTCAGAAATTTCTTCTTCTTCTTCAGTAACTTCAGGTTCAGTAATAGTTTCAGAAATTTCTTCTTCTTCTTCTTCAGTAACTTCAGGTTCAGTAATAGTTTCAGAAATTTCTTCTTCTTCTTCTTCAGTAACTTCAGGAATTTCTTCTTCTGTGGGTTCAGGTTCAGTAATTGTTTCAATGATTTCTTCTTCAGTAACTTCAGGAATTTCTTCTTCAGTAACTTCAGGAATTTCTTCTTCAGTGGGTTCAGGTTCAGTAATAGTTTCAGTGATTTCTTCTTCTTCTTTTGTAACTTCAGGAATTTCTTCTTCTATGGGTTCAGGTTCAGTGATAGTTTCAGTGATTTCTTTTTCTTCTTTTGTAACTTCAGGAATTTCTTCTTCTATGGGTTCAGGATCAGTAATAGTTTCAGTGATTTCTTCTTCTTTTTTTGTAACTTCAGGAATTTCTTCAGTGATTTCTTCTTCTTTTGATATTATATCTAATTCTTCAGTAATTTTTTGTTCTGTGGGTTCAGGTTCAGTAATGGTTTCAGTGTCTTTTTTTGCATATGTTACAACCTTATTATTTAATTCTTTTGATATTAAATCTATTTCTTTTAATGGAGGTGTGTATTTTTTTTTTAATATAATTTTGATTGGTGTAGTAAATCGTTTAAGTTTATTATATTTATCGACAAATCCTATAATACTATCATCTTCTATTATGATAGCTGATATAATTGAATTTGTGGTAATTGGTTGTAATTCATGTGGGATTAGTTTATTATTAATCATTTTTATTACAGCTTTGATTTCGTCTTGGTCGATTGATTTATTTAGTGGTATAAAATCATTTTGGATAGGGTTAAATAATACAAGAGTATTTTCTACAGTATTTAATAAAACACCAGCTTTAATTTGTTTTTCTATTACTTTTTGCAAGTTTTCATTAATGCAATTTTTGTTTGTAATAATTTTATGTAAAACATTATGATGATCAATAACAATTGGTACTTTTTTTTTAGTTATAATAGGGCGCCTTAAACGAAATGGTTTTCCAAATTTATTTATATAGCCAACCAAGTATTTTTTACGTGGATCTTTTATAAATGCACGAATAGATCCACGTTTATGCGTTTTAGGAATTTTTATAAAATTTGAAGGTGGATAAACATTTGGATAAAGTGTTAATAATTTAATTAAACAATGTTGTGCGGATTTATTATTGTACATACATTTATCACGTGATATTAAAATAGAATCTTGTTTTAATCGTTTATAAACTCTACCTGTAGATTTAATTAATCTTCCTGTGATAGGATTTAAATAAAATCTTGGTGGTTTTTTCCAATCCATTATATTATATAGATAATATAAAAAATTAATTAATTTATCTAAATAAAATACACATTCAGTCTATTAAACAAATTTCATCTGAAGTTTCACTGTTAGATTCTTCTTCTTTTATTGTATGTAGTTCTTCCGAGATATTAGATTCTTCTAAAATAAAAGTAGAATCGTCATCTGTAATTTCGCATTCTGTTTGTTCGTAACGTTCATAAAATTTTTTGCTTTTAATGTCGTGAATACTTTTTTTATATTGATTAAAATTCTCTTTTGATTCTTGTAAATGCATAATTACATCCCATGTTCTTTTCAAATCAACTTTTACATTATTGAACCAACTTTTGCTTCTTTTAACTCTTTGATTATTGTATTTTGTTATAAAATAAAACGTTGGTATTAAATCATCACGTGATTCCATTTGTTCAGTTTTCCATCTTATATATTCTTCAGTGGTTTTAATATGAATTGGTGGATAGATAAATTTTGGATCGGGGCCTGTATTATCAATTTGAAGTACTATTCCTTTAGCTTGTTTATTACCAATTTCCTTTTTGATAAATTCTTCTTCTGTGTCGAGTTCTTCAATTTCGCATTCAAAGAAATCGCAAAAATCTAGGTCAATCGACTCCATTTGTATCTGAGTCTGGACCCAATAGTGTATAGGGACTCGTGATTCATCTATTTTACGACTTTTTGGGCATTTAATTTCCAACATAATTCCATCTGGGGTGATACCGTCGGGGCTTGCCGCTAACCATTTTAATCTAGAATGCGAAACGAGTCCGAATTCTATAACAGTGGTGTTATTTAATTGGCAGTAAAGTATATTAGCAACTTCTTCATACTTTTTCCCCCATAATGTATAAATAGAATCTTTGAAAACAGATTTTCCATAAAATGCATCACATTTTTTAATAATATAATCTTCTCTTTTATCATAATGGTTTAATCCTTCTGTGTCTTTGTATTTAAAATTTTTAATATCAAATTCTTCAACGTATGCTTCACAAGTAGGTTTTGACATGAATAAACAACTAGCAGCTTCACTTGCTGTAATTCTTTTGTTTCTAGCATTATACCATTCTGGTGTTCTTTGAGCTGGTTGGGGTTTTTTTTGTAATGCTTTTACTTTACGTCTGTAAGTTTTTAACTGATCTGTAGAGATATCCATTTAAAAAATATAGTTCCTTATATTTAAATTCAGTTCTTTTTTAAATAAAAATGTAAAAATTTACAAAAAGTTTAAATATTTTGCGTAAAATTACAAATTTTTTATTTAAAAATGATAAATTATACAAAATAAATGGAAAATAAAAGTATTGATATTATTAATCTAATAGAAAAAAACCCAATTATACAATTATCTAGTGATTATCAAAATAAATTTATAACAAAAATCCAAAACAATTTTAACGAAGACCAACAAAAACTTTTTGTTTCAAGTTTTTATATATATTTAAATTATAATTCAAAAACTGATTTTGTAATTGATTTTGATTCCGTGTGGAAATGGTTAGGTTTTTCGAGAAAAGATCATTGTAAAGTAGTATTAGAAAAATTTTTTGAAAAAAATATAGATTATAAAATAAATTTACAAGAATCAAAAATTGCTCCCGAAGTTGCGGGAACAAAAAAAGAACGTGGTGGATATAATAAAGAACAAATTTTACTTAATACCAATACATTAAAACGTCTTCTTCTTAAAAGTAATACAAAAAAGGCAGATGAGATTCATAATTATTATATAAAAATGTAGATTTTAAATAATAAAATAATGTTATACACGTTAAAAAACGTTAATTTAAAACTTTGTAATAATTAAATATTATAATGACATCTGGTGACAAATCAACTATTAAAGATATTGATTCATTTTTGGAGGAATATAAACTTTTAGAAAAAACATATAGTAGGGCTCAAGAAAAATTATTAATTGAAAAAGTTACTGATAATGAATTGTATTTGGAATGTTTAAAATATACTAATAATATGATTAAATATTTAGACGATCTGAATCTATTTGTTATGAATAGGCATAAAACTGAAATAAAACGTACTTATTACATTAGTGCAGAATTACTTGTTAGAACAGTTGGTCTTAATATGAATAGACAAAATTTCAATGATCAGGAACGTAATACTTTATACATGGCGATTGCTCATGTAAGAAAGGTTCTTTCTATTGAGCCATTTCATCGTGGTGGTATGGAGTTGTTTAAAATGGTATTTTTATATTTGACTATATTTAATGCAAATGCTCAAGAAAATATTGTATTTTTAAATCAAATTCTGGTTATAGATCCGTGTGATTATCAGTTGCATTATAATTTTGGATTTATGTATCAGCGTGTTAATAAATTGGAAAGTAGTATTTATCATTACAAATTGTCACTTGGTATTATTGATTTATTAATAAGATGTACAAAAGATGAAGGAGCATTAACTGGTTTGCAACAATTTAAGGTAAAATGTTTAAATGGTTTGGGTAGTATTTATTTTACGATTCAAGATCGTGAAACTGCTTTATATTATTTTAATTTAGCGTACGACATTGATCCTTTAGATCCTGATGTAAACAATCAAATTGGGGTTGTATATACGGAATTGCGTATTACAGATAAGGCTATAGAGCATTATATGCGTGGTATTGAAAATTATAAAAGGGCTCATATTTCTGTTGATAAAGATATGTTGATAGCTAGTATGTATATGAATATGGGTTTAGCAAAATGTTATGAATGTGATTTTGTGGGTGCTATTGATGGGTATAATAAGGCTTTGAAATATAAACCTAGATTATCATTGGCGTATCAAAACAAGTTGTTGGATTCAAATTATATTTCACATTTAATAGAAGATCCGATGTATATTCCAAGATTGCATAAGGCTATTAATAAGATTTATCCTGTTGTAGTAGATGATTATCGTATTTCTTGTCCAGATTACAAAGTGAAACAGGATATTATGAAATCTGTTTCAAAAGATGAGTTGGTAAAAACTGGAACAAAAATTAATATTGGGTTTATGTCTGGTGATTTTATTTGTCATCCCGTAAGTTATTTTATTCATAGTATTTTGAGTCATATTAATTATGATTTATTTAATGTTACATGTTATTCAGTAAAGGTTGTACAATTAGAGACTTTGTTTCCAAAGTGTCAATGGGTTGTTGTTAAAAATATGTCAAATGAAGATTTAAAGAGTCGTATTCAAAATGATAAAATTGATATTTTATTTGATTTATCAGCGCATACAGGAGATAATCGTCTTGATACATTTGTATTAAAGCCAGCTCCTATTCAAATTAGTTATTGTGGGTATCCGAATTCGAGTGGTATTAGGTCAATGGATTATCGTATTACGGATAAATTTTGTGATAGTAAGGCTAGTCAAAAGTATTATCAAGAAAAGTTTATATTTATGGACAAGTGTTTTTTGGCATATACGCCAAGTATTGGTATTAACAATTTACCAGAACTTACAGAGGAACCGAGTATTAAAAATGGTTGGGTAACATTTGGTACATTTAATAGATATAATAAGATTAATAGTATGGTGGTTGGTGTCTGGGAAAAAATACTTCAACGCGCCCCAACTGCTAGATTAGCAATTAAAACAAAGGAATTTTTGACACCAAAAATTAAGCAACAATTTTTGGATACGTTTAAGGATAAATCTGTGTTGGATCGTGTTATTATTATGCCTTATTCTGATACTTATACGGAACATTTACCTGATTATAATAAATTAGATGTTGCGATTGATACATTTCCATATTCTGGAACAACGACTAGTTGTGAAAGTTTGATGATGGGTGTTCCTGTATTAACATTATTTGATAATATTAGACATTATCATTCACAAAATGTGACAACAAGTTTAATGAGAAATTGTGGTTTAGATGAATATGTTACAAAGTCACAAGAAGAATACATTGAACGTGCAGTGTATTTGGCAAATCATCCTGAAGAACTTGTTGGATTAAAACGCAAGGTAAGAGATGCTTTTGTAAATGGTCCAATTTGTGATTATGCTGGATTTACAGATGAATTTGAAAATAAATTAATTAGTACATATAAGGCTCACAAGTGGTAAACTTTTAGAAAAATGTTAAAATTTTTTATATTGTAATTATAATATATAATATGGAATCTAATAAGAAGACTATTTTAATTTTAGTTTTAGTTTGTATATGTTGCTTGTGTTTTTTTATAGTAGGTGGTGTTGGAATATATTTCTATATGGAAAATCAAAACCCAACAGAACAAACAGAACAAACAGAACAAACAGAACAAACAGAACAAACAGAACAAACAGAACAAGAATCAACGGTAAAAGAACCAACGGTAAAAGAACCAACGGTAAAAGAACCAACAGCATTAACATTAACAACCTTTTCATCTGCTGTACAAAATCAGTGTTCTTCTAATATAAATGATGGTGTGTGTTCCTCGACAATGACTGCATCACATTGTAAAGTAGTGACACAAGATGATGGTAATTTAGTTATATATAGTAATAACAAGGCTGTATGGGCAAGTAATACTAATAATAAGGGGACTGGACCATATAGATTAATTATGCAGGCTGATGGTAATTTGGTTATATATGACAATTCAAAACCATTATGGGCAAGTAATACTAATAATATGGGGACCGGACCATATCGTGCTACTATACAAGATGATTGTAATTTTGTTGTTTATGATACATCAAAACCATTATGGGCAAGTAATACTGCTGGTAAATAATAATTATTTAAAATTGTAATCTAAAATAATCCCAGATGTACTGGATTTATATCCTCTTATAATTAATTCTCCAGTATCAATTTTAAGGTGACATTCTTTACATAAACTAACTAGATTATACAATTTGTTTTTATGAAAATGTTTTTCGTTTACAAAACCATTTTCGTCGCAATTTTTTTGTTCATTAATATGATGTGTATCGAGTGGGATATTTCCAACTTTAGGTTTGTATCCGCAAACTTCACAATGATTCAAAATTTTACGTTTATTGTAATTACTGCGTTTTTGTGATAGTACTGTATTTGTTGTTTTACCTGAAATTAATTCGTTTCTGATTTGAAATGATTGATCTATGAAATTTGTATCAGATATAATAGATTTGCATACTTCTAAACCATACAATTCACTCCCGGATCCAGGTTTGAGTTTTCTTTCAAATATAATAATATCTTCATTAGAAGATAGATTATTAGTTACACTAAGATGACACGTATTGATTTTAGGTTCATTTTTAATTTGTTTAAGCTTTTGCAAATCGTGTAAATGTGTGGTGAAAAAGAATTTTGTATCAGATTTTACAAGTTCTAATAGAGTAGAAGCAACAATTGCCGAACTACTATTTACTTCTGTTCCTCTACATAATTCGTCGGAAAGTACTAATGTATTAGATGATTTACATTGTAATATTTTTTTTAAACCACACATTTCACTTGTAAAACTACTTTTATTGGCAAATAAATTGTCTGTTAAATCTACTTGGGAAATTATTGTATAAAATGGTGAAAAATGAAATGATTTACACGGGACATATAAACCACATTGAGCTAATATGATACTGATACCGAGGGATCTAAGTAAACTCGATTTTCCACTACTGTTTAACCCGTATACAAGCATACCACAAGATTCTTTTGTTAAACTGACGTCATTTGGTATGTATTCTGAATCATCGTTTATCAATTCTATAATAGGATGTCTCATAGAGTTTGCTATAACAAAAGAATCTTTATGTGGTACCGGTTTTATTTGTGGTTTGCAATATTTGTATTTTGTAAAACATTTTAAATTACTATTTGATATGTCAATTATTTCTATAAATTTTAAAAGACTTGTAAAAATGTTATTGTACTTGTTTGAATATTCTTGTAATTTTAACAAGTAATGTGACTTTACTCTTTTTACTAATAATTCCCTTGTGTTTATTAATTTATTTGATAATTTTGTCAAATCATCTGATGTAAATTTACAAGTATTACTAGTAGCACGCATAGTAAAATTTACTTCGTTTTGTTTGTTTTGGTTATTTTTGTTTTGGTATTCTTTTATTAATCGTTGATAACGTATTTTAGTACATGTGAAAAAATATCCATCGTTATCAGTAAAACTTAATTTTATCATGGGTGTTTTTGGATTATCATTAATGTATTTGTCGTATGTTTTTCGCAATTCTTCGATTTCATTTTCAATCTGATGGATATCATTTTGTATTTTATCTAAATCTTCTATGATACCAACTTTAAAAAAATTGACGATTTCATCTTTGTTTGTATTTAAATTTATACTTTTCATTTTATGTAAGTCAAATGTAGTAGTGTAGTTTGAAATATATTGCATAAATTCGTGCAAAATATTTTGATTAGGGATTTCTTGTTTAAAGAGTAAATCCTTTTTTTTAGATATAATTGTAAACATATTTGATATAGTTGTATATGTATTATGAAGTTTTTCAAATTCGTATGGGTGTAAAGATTCTAATCCCATTTTTCTATGAAATCTTTCAAAATCGATTATTTTGGATAATTCTATTTGTAAATCGTTTGCTAGATCTGTATGTGTTTGTAATTCTTCTGTTAAATTATACCGATGTTGTATTGTAGATTGGTCTCTAAATGGTTTTGCAAGTAAAGTTTTTAAATGACGACGTCCTATAGCAGTAGTTGTGTGATTAACTACATCAAAAACGCTAGATAATTTATGGTTATTATTATTTTGAGATGGTAAGATATTTAATTGTGCTAATGTATTTAATTCTAATACTAAATTAGAATAATGGTTAATAATTTTTGGTATAGCTAGATTAGTTATATATTTGGAATCATGTTTTGCCATAAAATCTAATGTGTACATTAAATTTACAATTGATAATTCTTTATCTAATAAATTCAAGTATTCGACTGGTTGAATTAAACCAAAATCGATATGTTTATAAATAGTTTTAAAATATTGATTTTGGATTTGGCGTTTATTATATTGAGAATAACGTCTAACGAATTCTTTATTGGAAGAATTGAAGGTACCTGATTCAGATTCATCTATATAATGAAATTTACAAGCTATATTTGTTTGACTATTTGAAAATTCATCAAAGAATTTTTGTATTGTTTTGGTAAAATTAGATTCTCCAATAAAATAAATTTGTATTTCTCTACAGTAATATCTTGATAGAATTTTAATTATGTCTTCAAGGCAAAGACGAAACTCTGTCTTTTTAAATTGTATTGATGTTTCTGTTATTTCTATATGATTTGTAGTATTATTGACACAAACAACGGAGTAAATTAAATGAGAAGGAATTGATAGGTACTCTGGTGTTATTTGTAAAAAGAGATTTATTAAATTAGATTCTGCATCTAAATATGTTTCTAAATCACAACTTTTTAAAGTAGGTGAGTGTACTGCAACAACTCCTCGTTTAACTAATTTTCCCTTTCTATCACTACTTTTTTCTAATTGGTCGACTATAACTACAGTATAATTATTTTCCAATAATGGCGGTAAATATTTTGGTAAATAAGCTATTCCAAATCCGCAAAAATCTGGAAATTCTCTTGTACTTCCACTGATAGAACGTTTGGATTTATTTTTATTTGAAAAATCACATCGAATAATGTCTGCTATAATATTTGCATTTCCTACAACTTCTTTTTGATTTTCTACTCTATATACTTCGTAAAAACTTCCACAAGCGTAAAAAACACAAGTTTTTTCCCCGTATTCTTCTATGCTGCT